AATTTCTCTAGCTTTTTGTTATTTTGGAAACTACCTGTCATTACGGAGATGTCTTCTAATGATCTTGTCAGTGTATAAAAATTCAAAAGCTCTGTATCTTGTGTTAAATGAGAAATAAACCTATGTTGGTTCTCTATCCCGACATCAATTTCTAATGAAGATGCTTGCAGCACATATGCATTGATGGCAGACTCCACCGCTGTCTTTAGACAATCAGAATAATCAGGGATCATATGGAACTTTTGAAAATTATAATATAAGTAAAAGAATAGCTCTTGATAATTGATGTTTAAAGTTTTTGTGTCAAGATTTAACACCTCATACAATTTACGATCGTTGTATCCCAAGAAATTTTGCTGAATGAATTGCTCTGCCTTGATCTGTGCGATAGGACTGTCCAGATTAAAATGAGGGTAAGTACATGAATCGTTTTCCCCAGTTCTTTTCACATTTTGCATGTAAAATGGGTTTCTTTTATTACTCATATAATTATAGTCCACTTTATGAGGGAGTGTAAATCCCAAAGTTTGGTACGCCATTTCAAATGAACTCTATCAGGTGAATAAAATAAACGATTATGTTTTTCTAAATAGAATTACTTTTTTGTTTGAGTTGGGATTTCGTTTTCTTGAAAAGAAGAATCAAAACTTGGTTCCTCAAAAATGGATAAGTCTCCAATAGATATAGACATTGTTTGATCCTCATATTCATTAACTATACATGAGACCTTGCATTGCTCTTCAAATAGCTTAATTAATTCCTCAATCTTTTGTTGTGCAATCGTCGGTTGTGTATCTTGAAGGAATTTCAAGATTAATATATAACGACTGGTGGTCAAAAGACAAGGTTTAAATTCTGCCTCTTTTGTTAGTTCATCAAACTGTTGTTTTAAATTCACTTTTTCTGCCATGTTCCTCAATAGAGACATAAGTATTGTTTGATCAATCATTATGGACTGATTAGGGGCCATGATTACTGCAAGTGGGGTTGAAGAATGATTTTTTCTAAATAGCTTTATTTCTTTTGTTTATATATTGGTTGTATAAGTTACAAAAATATTATTTCTCCGAGTAATACAGAGTACCAAACTCGCTTTCGAT